AGTAGATGTTCGTTGTTGGTAGTGCAGACACAAGCGAGCGAGCATAGGCACGGGTTGCAAGTTGTCTCCATGTTCCAACGCTTTCGCCGTATTCCAATGCTGTGCTGTCTGTGTTGAACCGTAGCGGGGTTGTACTGGCTACGATGGTTGGGCGTTGGGCTACTGTGCCACGAGGTAGGCCAATTGCATCAGTTGAATTCGCAATGTCTAGTTGGTATCTTGGCGCTGATGTACTTCCCCCGTTTATAGCAGTAAACCCATTAGTTGACTGCATTAGGAATTTTATATTAGCAGCGTTATTTGTTCCGAAAAAGAAAATCCTTGTTGGTGTTGTTCCTGTTGTCGGATCAAAAAAAACATCTCTATACCCTGCGCCAACTTGTAGAGCAGTAGACGTAGGCTCGGAAAAAATCTCTCGTGAGTTAACCCTAAACCTTGCATTATTCCCGTTGTAACATCGTCGCTAAATGTTCTTTGGTCCTCCATTGTAGCTGTTAGGGCTTTTGCTTGCTCTTCGGCTGCTAAAGATAATAACGCGTTCGCCTGCGCTCTTAATGAAGTAGCTTTAATATACGCGCTTGTTTTGTCTCTAAATAGTTTTTCAGCATCGTTTAAATTAGTTGCCTTACCAAATGAATCGCCCAAAGTATCGTTATACGTTTGTAGTGCCTCTTCTTTGCTAATTACGCCCTCTCTCGCAAGTTCAAAGGCTGTTTTTACCTCTGTAGTTTTTAGTATTGCATCCTGCGCGCCTTGTTTATATTCATCCAAAGTTTGATTTAACCCGTTTTGTGTTATTTCTAAATCGGACGCCTCGCTTCCCCAGTCAACAAACGCCGCTACAATAGCCGCAACCCCTGCGACAATCGCTATAATTGGTAATGCTGTCATTGCTTTACCCAGTCCACCAGTCGCAACCGCCGCGCCCTCAGTCGCTACCGTTTGCCCCTCAGTTACAACCGTATCTGCAGCCTTTGCCGTTGTAAACAATCCAAGTTTAGCCGTTGCCGCCATAAATGAAGCCTTTACCTCTGTCATGGTATCGCCTAAAGCGCCCAAACTTTGAAGCGCCTCACTCATTGCCGCTAATTGTTGTAGTTTCAGCATCGCTTGCATTGCGCCTTCGCTTTCAACTCCAAACAACCCCATTGCACCCGTAAACCCTGCAAAGGCATCAATTCCAACTTTGCCAGCTTTTGCGATTCCATTACCTAAATTTTCAACCGCCGAACCTGCAGTCGATTTAATAACCGCGTTCGTGTCGTTTATTTGGTCCTTTAAATTACCAGCGTCAATTGACATTTGTTTAAAACGCGGATCGGTTGTTTCCATGTTTTGTAACGCCTGAGTCATTTCACGCAATTGTTGTTTTAATCCTTTGGTAGCTTGTTCGTAATTACCAACGTTTCGGAAATTGTCCCCTACTGTTTTGTCAATTGATTTTAATTCAGCATCGCCAGCTTGTGCGGCTGCTGTTACCTCTCTAAATTGTTGTTCTAAAGCGGCATACGCTGCGGTCCCTTTTTGTCCTGCCTTTTCACTTGCTAAAAGTTGCGCGCCAAGTTCCTTTGATTGATTTTTAAGATCGCGTGTAGAAGCTGCCAACCCTTTGTACGAATCCATTTGAACTTTTGAAGCCTGAGCCGCTTTTTCCGCCGCTTTTGCTTTTGCCTCTTCGCTTTTTGCGATTTGTTGGTTCGTTTTTAGTTGTTCTTGGGCTAACTTTTGTTTTTTTATTTCAATGTCGATAAGTGCTTTATCAGCCGCCGCCATGTCTTTGGTAGCCTGCGCAACTATTTTATCAATTTTTATAGATTCTTCTTTGGCTTGGTTCGCCTTTTGAGTAGCGCTTACAAAGTCATTTATACCTTTTGTATTGCCAAAATCTGCGCTTGAAAGTTCTTTTTTTAGGTTTGCACCCATTTTTTTAACCTCCGCGTCAATTTCTTGAAACGTTAATATCGTTTTTTCCGCACTTTGTCTTATTCCTAAAAATATGTCTTCCTCTGCAAATATATCACTTGCGCTTATTTTCTTTGCCATACTCGTCCATTAAATTAAAATACTCTCTAGTCGTTATCATTTTCGGATTGATCCAGCTCCCCATCCATTTACTTAAATGTACTAAAGACTGTTCTATAGTCATTCCGTACCCCCTATTTCCTATCATTGCGTCCAAATTTGCTATTTGCATTTCAATTTCGGTTAATTTAAAGCGGTCCCGTGTTAAAATATAGTCAACTTCTAACAACGCTTTTTTCTGCATTGCTTTAAGCATCTTTTTATACATTTCACCAATACCAAATTCAGCAATGTAAGAATCGTAAATTTTTACCCACGCTTCTTTGTCTTGTTCATCCGTACCGTTTTCGTCCTTTCTAAGACACTTTAAATCATTAGCAAGGCATTTTATCCAATTGTGTAACGGTAGTTCGTCAATACCCTCGTAATAGGCGCAACGCTTCGGTGTAATATCTTTCTTTGATTTCCGAAATAAGTTTACCTTTACTTTCTTCATCCAGCCCCAAAATTCCATTGCCATATTTTTCTATTAAATTTGTGCCATCGTCCTTTACTCCGTCCGCATTTATTATAATTCCATCGCCCAAAACTTCGATATAAAAAGACTTATAAAAGTCCCCCGTATCTTTTAACGTGTAGTGGGTGCCTGCTACCTTTTCAGGATTATAAACCATTTCAGTAATTATTGAATAATAGCCTATAACGTTACCCATTTCGTCAGTTCCTTGTTCAAATAATTGATCAATACGGATCCAATCTAATACTTTTTGTTTAAAAGCCATGTCCTGAAACACGTAAAACCAAACTTCACGGTGTGAAATATGCATTGTACGGTCCATTAAGTCGCCTAAAACTGTATTTGTTAAACCCATATCACAAAGTTACAATAAAAAAAGGGTACAAATTTAATCGTACCCCTTTTGAATCATTTAAAACAAAGTATTATTTCTTTGTAGTTTGTTTCTTACTCGTCTTATTTACCATGTCAAACGCTTTTTTAACCGTTAATGGGTTAATGTGTTTGAACATTATTTGCGCGTCCTTTAGGTTTTTATCCTTTAAATGGTCCACCGCAAATTCAATCCGTCCGACTTTAACAAACATTACAACGCTGTTACGTTTAACTCACCGTCGAAACCGTCTTTTTCAACTGACAAAGTCAACGAATCGCCTGCAGTTTGAGCAATAAACGTTGCCGTGTAATTGCCCTCTAAAGGTAAATTCTCAACAACTGTAATCAAAACAGTTGCAGCCGTATCATTGTTGAATAAAGCAAAATCCGCAGACGTTGCACCTGAAAATCTAATTGGATTTAAAGCCGTTCCGTAATCTAAAACAGCGTCAAACGTTAAGTCTGTAGAAGAACTTGAAGTGATAATCAAATTAACGTCAACTAAACCGTTTAAATCGTTGAAATTTACGCCAGCCTCTGTTGGTGTGATCATGTACATAGTACTTTCATCAAACAATCTGTCAAAGTCAAAACCTAACATAATTTTTTGCGTTGTTGAATCAGTCGCAAACGTGAATGTAGGGTTAAAACTTGGGTTATCAACCGCGATTGGGTACAATCCGCCGTTTACTTTAGAACCTACTAAATTCCCGTTCACGTCTACAATGTAAACCCCAAAATCAACGCAACGGTTGTTTTGTAATTTACCCAATAAAGTAGGCGTTGAATCTTCAGCCCACAATTCACCTGCAAACGATCTTTTACCTTGACGTAAGAAAACCATACGTCCTGAATTTGCTTCTTCAAATTGTGAATCAGCTTTTGGCAATTCCACATTCTCAAAGTTTGGAAGAGGAAACCAACGTTTTGAAGCGTCAGCTTCGTTGATTAAATCCGCCCATGTTGGAAGCGGTGCGCTTAAATCAATAAAATTTGGTGTTCCATCGTTTGCTGTTAATGGAACCATGATTAACTTGCTTGTTACACTTTGTAAGCTAACGCAATTCGGTCTGCCCGTGTTGCTTAATCCGCTTGTACAGTTACATCCTATACTCATTTTTTCTGTTATTTAAAAATTTAACATTTACAATTTTCTTTGTACTTAGTAAGTGAAATCCTTAATTCCACCCCTGATAAATTTGCATCCAAGATATTTTGAAAATATCCATTTTCTTGTTCAACACCAAATCTTGTGAATTCGATAATTTCCCAGCTCTCAATGGTCTTGAATTTACGATTTCGATTTATGGTATCAATAAACTCTTTTGCCAATTGTTCCATCGGATAAACTACATTTTCAATATGGTCAGCCGTTTTATAGTTAACAATATCAGTTTCATCCAAGAAAAAAATTCTTATTGAACTTTCAATGTCAATTACGCTTTCCCTTCCATATTGCTTAAAATTCAAAGAACCTAAAAGCCAAATGATAGGGGTTTTTTGCGTCACGTTATTATTCAGCTTTGTCCATTCTACATTGGTCGCTTTTTTCGTTCCATGTATAAACAATGGCGGGTTTAAATTTATTGTTCCATTCAAATCAACTGCGGTTGGATTTAATCCAATAATGTATTCATTGAAATCCAGGTCTTGAATGGTAAAAATATTCCCCACATTATCCGCAACTGTTTTTCCAATCCTTGCCCATTTGGTTTTGCACGTTTCTGTAACTCCAATATTTGCATTGTATTCACCTTGAATTGTGCAATCCATTTGGTCAACAATACCCTGAACAATATTTGAAAGTTCGTTTGTCATATCCAATAAGCCGTTTGTTTTTCAATACCTCTAAACCAACGATAATTGCCTTTTCCTGCGTATGTAATCAAATAATATGCATCTGAATTTCCATCAAGAACCGTTACAATAGAATCAACTTGGTAATCTTGTCCTTGTTTGTTAATCGTTGCACTATCAATTGAACCCGCATTTACAACAATGTCCAAAGTTAAACCAGATCCAACAGTTGCGGTTGTGGGTACATCGTTCGCATCATTCAAATATCCGCTGCCGCCAAAACTCAATGTAATGCTGACTGCCTGACCAATTGCTTGTGTCATGTTGGTCATGATATACATTTGAATTGCTCTATACGATTTAATTGCGGTATTGTATCGCGTATAAATCATTGAATAAAGCGTTGAAACCGTTTCAGAATTTTCCCCAATTGGTCGAACCATTCCCACGGGTGTCATTTGATTAATCAAATCCTTGGAATACTCATAATAAATAAACCCTTTTAACATTTCAAGAATTCCGTCCGAAATAATCAGTTGATTCATTGCAATATTTTCATAAAATGGATTGAATATTTTGATAAAATTTGGTGACTGTGGAACATTTGCAACGTCCAAATCACTCATAAATTCATCATATAATTTCGCACCAAACAATTCAATCAAATATTGCTTTTCATATTTGTCAATGTATTCTTGCAATTTACTCGCATCATACATTCCCGTGCTTAACTGATATTTTCCAACAAAATCTTGAACTGTTACAAACATGGTTTTTTTATTTTAATTTTTTATTTAGTGCTTCGATTAAACATTCTGCTAAAAAT